CAAAAAAGGATTTTTCTTTGCGCGTGATCCGCAAAATCCTCCGGCGTCAATGTTACAAAAAAGCAATGATCCGGCATCAATTGAGATGTTAAGAAAAATTGGCATGTCAGAAGAAGAAATTGCCAAGTTGAACACCGTTTCAATGGCGGGTCATGGCGCAGAAACTGCGGTTGGTTACGCCAAGATGGGTGGATCGCGTGAATACAAAAATGCTTTGCGTAAGGCTCAATCTGCGGAAAAGCGTGGGAATTGGGACGAGTACGAAAAGCAGATGGCGATTGCCGAAGATTCCGCAATCAAGAGGAATCAAAACTTGCAGTCTCTGGTTGCCAGTTATGGCGACAAAAGAGATGTGATGCTGGATGAAATCAATAAAGCGTTTTTGAATAAAACGTTACCGCAAGAAGATGCAATTGCACTTGATAAGCAATTAAAAAAATTGATGCCAGATTACTGGTATACCAAAGACCCGAAAAAACATTTGCCAAGCATAAAAGCAGAGCTTATTAAAAATGTTGGCAAAGACAAGGCAAAGCCAGCATTGAATGCTATAGATGATTTTATGAAAAATTATAATGAGCGCATGCTGATGGAGCACACTGAAGAAGGCGGCAATGTGATGCCTGTAGCTTTGCGTTACAAGAATCCAATGGTGCATGATTTTGGCGGAAGTTCATACAGGGATCAAACGTATTCGGATTTGGTTGATCAAGCATTGAGTGGTGGACATGATGCGCTGATTTTGAAAAACACATTTGATCCTGGTGCTGGGCCAAGCAAATTGATTGATGTTGGCGTGGTGTTTGATCCTGACCAAATTCGCTCCCGTTTTGCTGCGTTTGATCCTTTGCGAAAAACTGCTGCAACCGCTGCCGCCGCAGGGTTGGCCGCACCGGATTTGCTGGCTGGCGAGCGCCCAGACAACATTAATCAAATGCGTAAATTAAAAGAGAAAAAAAATGACAGAACAAGATAAAAAATTTGCTGAGTTTGTTGGCGCTGTTGCTTGCGAGGATGATGGCGGGTGGTCTAAAGAGGTGTGGGACGCCGCATGGCAAGCCGCAATGGACAGCCTCAAAGAGCAGACTGCCTAATGCAAACCACCATCTACAAGCCCGAAGACGAACAAGAGTTGATGGCAACGCTGTGGACACCAGCGATTGCCGACGACCCTGAGGCTTTTGTCTTGTTTGCTTTTCCTTGGGGCCAGGAGAACACGCCACTGGCGAACTTCAAGGGGCCAAGGAAGTGGCAAAGGGAAGTGCTGCGTGAGATCACAGAGCACATCAAGCGCCAGCAGGGCCGCATAGACTTTGAGACACTGAGACATGCCGTGTCTTCTGGCCGTGGTATCGGCAAGTCTGCACTGGTGTCTTGGTTGACCATCTGGATGCTGTCCACCAGGATTGGTTCGACCACCATCATCTCGGCCAACTCAGAATCTCAACTTCGTGCGGTCACATGGGCCGAGATCACCAAGTGGTTGGCGATGAGTATCAACAGCCACTGGTTTGAGGTTGCAGCGACAAAGATCACGCCTGCCAACTGGCTGACTGAACTGGTCGAAAAGGATCTGAAAAAAGGCACACGCTACTGGGCTGTTGAGGGCAGGCTCTGGTCAGCCGAAAACCCAGATGCCTATGCTGGAGTCCACAACTTTGATGGTGTGATGGTGATCTTTGATGAGGCCAGCGGTATCGAGGACAGCATCTGGGCTGTGACGGCTGGTTTCTTTACCGAGAACACCCCCAATCGCCTTTGGCTGGCGTTCTCTAACCCACGGCGAAACACGGGGTACTTCTACGAGACTTTTCACTCAAAGCGAGACTTCTGGAACACCAAGGTGGTAGACGCCAGGACGGTGGAAGGCACGGACAAGGCTGTGTACCAAAACATCATTGATGAGTACGGCCCTGACTCAAGCCAGGCTCACGTTGAGGTTTACGGGCAGTTTCCCAATGCTGGCGATGACCAGTTTATTCCGTCAAACATTGTGGATGAGGCGATGAGCAGGGCCAAGTACAAGGACCAGACTGCTCCCATCATTGTGGGAGTTGACCCAGCACGGTTTGGAGCAGATGCCACGGTGATTGCTATTCGGCAAGGCCGAGACATTGTGAGAATTGACCGGCACCGTGGGGATGACACGATGACGGTGGTGGGCCACATCATTGAGGCCATCGAGGAGTTCAAGCCTGCCCTAGTTGTCATCGACGAGGGAGGTCTTGGCGCTGGCATTGTTGACCGGCTGAAAGAGCAACGCTACAAGATCAAGGGTGTCAACTTTGGCAACAAGAGTGCGAACCCCATCATGTATGGCAATAAACGTGCTGAGATGTGGGGCAAGATGAAGGACTGGCTGAGATCTGCCAGTATTCCCAAAGACAGGTTCTTGAAGACTGATTTGGTTTCGCCTATGATCAAGCCAGATTCTAGGGGTACAATTTTCTTGGAGAGCAAGAAGGACATGAAAGCAAGAGGGCTTGCATCGCCTGATGCGGCAGATGCTATTTGTGTGACTTTTGCGTTTCCTGTGGCTCATAGAGAGTACACTGAGCAACCACTCACTAGGCGCAACGCTCAAAACGGTGCTGCCACAAATTCATGGATGGGTTCGTGATGGCAACGAAAAAAAGTGTTTCCCTCTCTGTTGGTCGTGGCGAGAAGCTGCCTGCGTCCAAGGGTGCTGGCTTGACCGAAAAAGGCCGCGCTAAGTACAACGCAGCCACTGGCTCAAACCTCAAGGCTCCGGCCCCGAACCCCAAGACCAAAGCAGATCAAGGGCGCAAGGATTCATTTTGCGCGAGAATGGGTGCCGTTGCGGCCAACGCCAAAGACGGTGAACGCGCCAAAGCGGCGCTCAAACGATGGAAGTGCTGATCATGGCTACAAAACCCGGTCTTTACAGTAACATCAACGCCAAACGCGCACGTATCGCGGCTGGCTCTGGCGAGAAGACGCGCAAACCTGGCGCTGCTGGCGCACCCACGGCCAAGGACTTCAAAGAGTCGGCCAAGACTGCCAAACCTGCCAAAAAGGCCAAGTGATGCCGCTCGTCAAATCCAAATCTCCAGAGGCGTTTCGCAAGAATGTGAAGGCCGAGGTAGCTGCTGGTAAGCCGGTCAAGCAGGCTGTGGCAATCGCCTATTCGGTCAAGCGTGAGGCCGCGCAAAAAGCACCCGCGAAAGGTAAAAAATGAGCTTTCTTGGATTTAGAAACGCTGTTTCAATAGGCGTATCGCCACATCTGACGTTGGGTGGCTCAAACCTGCTGGGCAGGCTATCGCCATCACTGATTTTGCAATTTGCTGGAGCACAGACTATGGACCCGCGCATCACCTTTACCCGAGCCAGCACCGCCACCTACTACGGCACGCAAACGGCGTTGGCAGAACAGAATTTGCTGTTGCAGTCGCAAAACTTTACGCTGAATTGGACTAATTCAGCAACAGTTGAAACAGCAGATACTGATGTAGCCCCTGATGGGACTACAACAGCAGATACTTTAGCTCCAACAGCAACCACTGGTTTTCACGGCATAAACCAAGTAAACGCTAGCACTACTGGAACCACAAGGACGTTTTCGCTTTTTGCAAAAAAAGGGACAACTGATTTTGTGCAGTTGTATTTCAACGCTGATTCAAACGTATTTGCCAACTTTAATTTAAACGCCGGAACTGTTGGAACGGTCGGCTCTGCGTCTACGGCAACTATTACCAGCGTGGGCAGTGGCTGGTATCGCTGTGTAATGACAACTTCATCTGCAACAGCTAATAACGTAGCTGTTATTGCCATGATTACATCTGACACTGCTGCTCGCGCAGAGTCATGGGCTGCCCTTGGAACCGAGACTATTCTTATTTGGGGCGCTCAACTAGAGCAACGCTCCGCAGTCACGGCCTACACCCCCACAACCACAGCGACAGTCACCAACTACATTCCTGTGCTGGAAACCGCAGCCATTGACGCGCCTCGGTTTGATTACGACCCGATAACGCAAGCTGCCTTGGGGCTGCTGATTGAAGAGCAGAGGACGAACTTGCTGACGTATTCAGCGCAGTTTGATAATGCGGCTTGGACAAAGACGCGCTCAAGCATTACGGCAAACACCATCGTTGCGCCTGACGGCACGTTGACGGGTGACAAGCTGGTTGCCAACACAGACAGCAACACCCATAACGTTTCTCGTAATGCATCTGTTGTTTCATTAAGTACAAACACCGTTTCTGTGTATATGAAGGCGGGTGAGTACACTTGGGGCAGCATCACTGCGAACAACGGCAGCGCTTTTCCGACCGGCTACTACAACCTTGCAACAGGTGTTGTTGGTAGTTTCAGTAGTGGCGCATCGGGTTCGATTCAATCGGTAGGCAACGGCTGGTATCGCTGCACCATGACGTTCACAATGGCGTCTGGAACAACTCCAACTATTTTTATTCTCATCGCTGAAGGCGACAACGATCAGACTTTTGCTGGCAACGGCTACGACGGCATCTTTATTTGGGGCGCTCAACTGGAAGCCGGAGCCTTCCCCACCAGCTACATCCCAACAGTGGCTTCACAAGTCACACGTTCACGTGATGCTGCAAGCATGACGGGCACGAACTTCTCTAGTTGGTATAATGGTGCGGAAGGGTCTGCTTACACAGAAGCCGCATCGCTTGGGACGGCTTACAACGGAACTACCATTGCGTTTTCTGATGGCACGCTTAATAGCCGCATGATTATTCGCGGGATGACCACTACCAGTCAATCTAATTCAATTGGTGTAGATAGTGGTGCCACCCAATGGGCGCTTGTTTTTTCAAGTCAAACTACCGCCACAACAAAATGGGCGCTTGGTTACAAAGTTGATGACATCGCATTTGTTCGTAATGCAGCAACACCTTTGACAGACGCTTCTGCACTTATTCCAGTTGTTAATCAA